GGCAATGTTTCAGCTGGTATGATGCATGAAGTTGGTGAGGTTGGTCCAGAGCTATTAAGCTATGGTAATAAAAATTACCTTATACCTGGAAGAAATGGGTCGATAACACCTACCGATCAAATGGGTGGTGGTAGCAATGTTGATATAACTATCATAAATAACACACCAGCTAACGTTAGCGCATCAACTGAAACCAAAAACGGCACTCAGTCTGTAACATTGACAATTGATGATATTGCTAGTGATATAAGAGGTAGGGGCAAGGTCTTTAACGCTATAACCCAAACAACAACAGCGCAAAACAGAGGCGGGAGATAATGGCTGAATTGAACTACCCTAGCGCGATCCCATTAATGCAGCGTGATAAGGCGCGCAATGAGTCGCAAACATTCATTAACGCTAATCCGGCTGCAGGCGCTCCATTTGTCCAACTTATAACCGAAGATGTTAGCGCGGAATGGCCGTTTACTGTTCGAATGACAAGAGGTCAAGCGGTTGTTTTCCAGTCCTGGCTAAGAACAGCTGATAGCAACGGAGATAAGCCTATTGATGGCGCTTTTTTTGATATGAGCGTGTTGGTTGAATTTGGGCTTGAAACGCAAGAAATTAGATTTCTACAGCAACCGCAAATAACATCAGTACAAGGTAATTTTTTAACTTACTCTGCTCAATGTATAACTAGGTCGCTTAATCTTGGTTTTGATTCTGATAATTACGAGACCATCAACGATTTAGCCGATTTAACATGCGATGGCGATTATTTGGCTGCTGCCGGAAAGCTTGATTATATCGTAACAATGGTATTGCCGTAATGACTATTGCAACTGTTGAACAAAGGCAATTTTTCGCAACAAAAAAGCGCTTGGTATGGTTTGAAACTATTGAACTGTATCATCCTGATTTAGGGATTCTTAGATACGTACTTAATCAGAAGTTTGACAAGCAATTTACACTTGAAGCAGACGCGCCAAGAAACCCGAGTGAAACGGTAACTTTTAATCCTGTAGCGGCAAACACCACAGATCCAGAATTGACTAGTGGTGTTCTTACAAGATCATTTCAATTTGAGCGCGTAGGAACCGAGATAAAAGAAAAACTAAAATCTATTGATGCAGATACAGGCGGATACATAAAACAGCTTGAGGTTGTTTACAGGCAGTATATAAATAACACCACCGCGCCAGCTAATAACGTTGAATATCTTTTTGGGGGCGTATCTATTGTTGGCGATAGAATCAACTTAACAGCGAGTGATGATCAGCCTTCTAGCGTTAATGTTGCTATAATTCAAAATATTCAAAATTTACCAGGACTAAAAGGAGTCGTTTAAATGCGATGGGATAATTACATAAATCTAGTGATCGGAAAGCCGTGGGTTAACAGAACAAGAGGGCCTAAAGAATTTGATTGCTATGGATTGTTGATTGACTCATTAGAAAAAGTTAAAAACTTAAACATACCAGTTGCAGATGGTTATTTTGAATGTGAATCAATAGAATCTGCTGGCAAAACAGAACTTGAAACAGAAAATTGGATCGAAACAACATCTAATTTTGCAGATGCATTTGCAGCGTATGATGAAAATAATGATATGTTTCACGTTGGCGCGGTTACTCCGCATGGCTGTTTACATGCGTTTGGTTTGCATGGTAGCGGTAGCGTTGCACTTCATAAGTTGTCGAAATTAACTAGACTGTTACAATTAAGCAATCCAAAGTTTAAAGAGCTTAAGTTCTACCGCTATGCCAATAGTTAACATTCGCCGTGATGCATTTAACCCAACAAAAGCAGAAACTTATCAAGCAAATTGTGTAAACCTTGCTGACTGGATGACAGAAAATGTCATTGCAAATCAAGACGCAAATACTATTCAAGTTGTTCTTAATGGTCACTTACTTTGTGACACTGGCAAGATGCATCAATACCAATGCAACAAGTCTATAGATAGAGTTCTTTGCGAGCATGACAGTGTTGATATATTGATTATGCCAATGGGTCTTGATCCATTAAGTCTTGTATTAATTGGTGTTGCAATTTCACTTGTGGCTGTTCAAGCTTTGGTTCCAAAGCCTGACATACCAAATTTGCAAGGACAACAAGCAACAAGCCCCAACAATCAGCTAAAGTCAGCGACCAATGGCTTTAGGATAAATCAAGCTATTGCAGATATATACGGACGCAGACGGGTAACACCTGACTTTGCAGCGCCTAGTTATTGGATATACGAAAATAACCAAAAAATAGTTAAAGAGTTATTTGTTGTTGGTGAGGGTTATTATGATTTCACAGAAGCAAGATTCGGTGAAAGTGAAATATCCGATTTGCCAGATTCAACCGCTACATTCTATGAGCCTGGTGATTTGTTACCGGCGGACCAAAGAAGGACAGTTGTTGGATCTAACTCAGTGGACGGGCAAGAGCTTATAGCGCCTAACGATCCATCTTTGGTACAAGCGGTAAATACTACAATTAACACAGATAGTCAGCTTGAATTTCCAAATACTGATATTGTTTTTGATGAGCTTGGTTTAGGCATCGGCGATGAGTTTAATTTAAACTTTGATGCCGGCGCCGGCAATCAGTTCAATGGAACTGTTGAAATAAGCAACATAACAGACACTGGATCTGTATTTGAAGTTGATGTTGTTGGAACACCATTTTCGGTTATCACCACTCAACCATCAACCGATAGTGACGCTGTTTTTAGTGTACTGCCTCCTGCTGGTGATGCCTTTGCAAACTGGACTGACTGGTTTGTTTTGGACGGTTCAAACCTTGATGATATATGGGTTAACTTGCAAGCGCCTCAAGGTCTTGCTGATGAAGACCAAAAAGAAATAAACATCGAGGTAACAATACAGGCTCGGGAGGTCGATGATGTTGGGCCATTCCAAGAGTTTGATGTAACTTTAACCGGCTCGACAACTCAGCCTCAATTTAGAACTTATGAGGTAGCGGCAAATATAACGGTACCACCTAACAAGTCAGAAATAAGATTAAGACGTAAAACAGATTTATTCCCAACCGGCTCGCTTCAAAGTGTCAAAATAGAAGAAGCATGGGCGGTTACTGATTATAGTGACGCTGAACTTGTTAATGATAATTTTAGTATGGCTTACTTAGAACGCCGAGCAACAACTTTATCTTTAGCGCCTCAATCACCTAAGTTTAATGTTATAGCTCAAAGAAAACTTAGGCTGTTTGATACCGGCAGCGGAACTATCGATCCTACTGAGACAGCGACAAGAAGTTTTGCAGATGCCGTTTTTCATATTCTTTATTTTAAAATGGGAATACCGCTAAACGCAATCGATACAGAATCGCTTTTTGATATTAGTGATGGTCTTGCTGAGGATTATCTAGGTTATTTTGATTATTCTTTTGATGACAAAAACATCGATGGAAATCAAAGAATAGTTACCGCTTGCGATGTGGCAAGAGTTTTGCCTTTTAAATCTGGTGGTAGAATCTGGACTTTCGTTAGAGACGAAGAAAAGCCGGTTAGAAGCGCGCTTCTTAATCGCAGAAACATGCCTCCGCAAGATACTAATCAAACATGGTCATTTAGAAAGCCTAGGGACTATGACAGTGTTGCATTAACCTATGTTAATTTTGATGAGAACCAAGAGGTGACAATTTATCGCAGTATCGATAATAACGGTGTTATATCTAACACTGCAGGCGTAAATACAAACGAGTTTACTTTATCTGGTTGCGTTGATGAAGACCAAGCAGAAAATAGAATCGACTTTGAAATACGCAAAATAAAATACCAGCGTATTGCTGCAGATGTTACAGCTATGAATGATGGTCTTTACATTGGTCTTGGTGATAGAGTTGGATGGGCTGATATTAACGATAGTCAAATTTTTGACGGTGAAATATTAGGCGAATCTGGAACAGAATACGACACTAGCGAAGCGTTTAGGCCGGAAGGTGGAGAGACTTATTATTGTTATCTTACTGACAATGAAGGCGTACCAACCGCAAGCCCGTTTGTTGTAACTGCAAGATTAGATACTGAATTTGGATTTAGTGGATTAGCTGGTCAATCATTCTTGCCGACTGGTAAAGAGCAAATAGGTTCAAGATATATAATAGCCAAGCAATCAGATTTAGATTTAAGTGATTTTACAGTAACAAGCAGAGGTGGAAGGGACGAGAACGGAAACGTTCAAATAGGTATGGTTAATTACGATCCGCGCGTTTACTCTCAAGATCCTTAATTGTATCAATTGCTTCATTAACTGCTTTAGCAAGTGAGTTACAATCAATATCATCAAGCTTATTAGCGGCAAGTTTTAACTTTGCCGCTAAGCTATCAATTTTGATGTTGTCAATTCCCGATTCGTCTTTGATCATGGTTTATATGTTGCTTAAGTTTACGTAATAAATAGGAACATTCCGCTATTTATCTGTAATAAATGGGAATGTTCCTGCAATGACAGTGTTATACGGTTTAGTCCGATATATCATGATCACCATTAATCCACCCGTCATCCCAATCAAAACCTCCACTTTCTACAAGTTCAGCAACATGTTTTACATCATCCCAATTAAGATTGTTTTGTGCCCAATCTTCGACTTCATAATCATCTGATTCAAACAAAGGTAAAGTGTCTTCATTTAGGGACTTCTCCACACTAACCCCGTCTTTAGCTGCATAATACTGCGCTCTATTCTCTGCGATAACTCTCACAGGAACTGCCCATGTTTGACCGTTGCTCATTTTTGTTAAATACTTTTTATCTAATATACTCATTGCTTTTGCTCCCAGTTATCACCGTATAACAACCCATTCTAGCAGACGGTTAAAGTTTGGCTAGCAAGCTCCGCTAAGCTTGCCGCCGCTAAATTAATGGTTATGTGGCTACAACTTCTCAACCGTAATTCTGTACTCAGGTGTGCCGTCCAGTTTTTGTATTTCAACAGGTTTTCCGAAATTTATTGCATGTTCGGCAACAGCGACTAGCGCTTCTATAGTTACATCTTTTTTATTTGCGCCCCACGTTCTACCATCTTTTAACACGCTCCCTGCAAATATAGTTCCAGTTAACGGGCTGGTAGCAATATGTAAATTATTACTCATCTTCTTTATTCCCTACTTATTTATTTCATAAAATCAATTAAATCTGCAGCGCTATTTTTTAAATCTTCTAGCGTTCCAGCGTTAACAATTGTTCGGTTAATTAAATGTTCGGCTATTCCAGATTCAGAGCTATGTGATCTAACTTTAGCTTTAGTAGGTCTTTCAATATTAACTACGATACCGCCGTGTTTTCTTATTAACTCAGCCTCATTATTAAATCGAACATCAGTAACGATAAGATCGCTAGTTTCTTCAATTTTCTTTTCTGCAGCCAATAACCACAAATCAGAGTTAATCGAGTTGCGGCCCCATTCAGTACCTAATGTTTGCATTGCTTTTCGAGGTGAAACACCAAAATAAGGATCAACTTCTTCTTTCAGATGACCGTTAACGTGATCGTCTGTCCAACCGAATATTTCACAACAAGCATTTTTTATTGGCAATGCAAAAGCATAAGTTTCAAATACAATGAAATCGCAAAGCATAAAAGCGAATGTATCTTTTCCGCTACGGGCTTCACCAGTTAAGCCAATTAACATATAAACCTACCTTTGATAGCTTGATAAACAGATTTACCGTTAAACAAACGGCGTAAAGAATAAGAACGAACTAACGATATGAATGTATAACAAACGCCAAGACCTATATTTTGCTCAATCGTTATAGACCAGCCAAACAAAGGAAAAAGCGTCATATTGGCAATAAAGTTTATCGTAAACCCAACTAAGATATTGGTTAACGCTTCTAGCCAAGAATCAACGCGCGATTGCTGCATTAGATTTTATCCCCTTTTCATTCAAAATCAAAACGCCACATAACAACGCAATCATCGCGGACGCAAAAGGTTTAGTTCGTTTCATTTTTTTACTCTCTTGTTTAAGTTTAAATTAATTAGTTAACGCGTTCTTGCGCCAGTTATTGCAAAGGTTACTTAAACCTTAATTTCAATTCACCTTCCGGCGTTATAGATATTTTAGCAGAGCTGTTAACAAAGCTCTTTTCCCATTAACTACCTAAACGCCTCAACCCATCGATTATAATCATCATAATACTCTTGCGCGGTAGCCTTTCCACCAGCATTCCAAAATGACTTGCAATATTCAGCACAGCTTTCTAGCGTCTTAGGGATCGGGTTTACGTCCATGTGCAGCCGCTTTCTGGCCATAAATGTTGCGTATTTAAAATCGTAAATCAT